GTCTAGAAGCCCCCAACGTATGACATACGTCGGTAGTCATATCATAGCTTTGATCATTAACGTCGCAATGGGTTTAGGCAGAGGATAACCAGTTCCTTCAGGAAAACGTCGGTTTTGTTAATTTATTTTAAGTTAGGTGGAGAACTAACTTATTTAATATAACAAAAGGCGGCGCAAACGGATAAAGACCGTTCAGGTAAACCTAGATTCCACCGATGCTAATTAATGAGCTATGATACAACTTTTCTAGCCTGCTTAAGTATTTGTTGACACAAATATTGTAAGTTAGAAATATGATTGCCGGCTAATCTACGTGCAATAGTTTCTTATAGTTATTATCAACTAACTATAATATATAATAAAGTAATAAATCAACAAGATTTATTAATTTCTATCTAAATGTTATCAACCATTTAGATCTTTATAATATCTTATATATAAACGATATATATAATAACCTATTGTTTCGATTTTGGCTCTAAGGCACCACAACTTTCTCTTCGTCTTTTAAGTTATAATAATAAGGGTCAGGATCCCATCCATTAAACATTTTATTCAAATGTTCAATCAATGGCAGCTGCCTATTAATATTATTCTTTCAAACGAAAAGAAATTGTTTTGCCATTTGAGCTTGAGCCAAGCTTATCGATTGGGATTTTCTCATCGAGAAGATTTTATCAGAGATAAAGTATTTACTGATACCTAATTCGAAAAGGTCCAATTCTTCTGAATTGGCAGCTAACTGATTCATCAGTTCCGCCCCTTTTCGCATTACATCAGATAAAACTGTATAAACTGGTCAAGTCGCTCGACGCAAAGCCGAGTAGTGTGGAGCACTCAAGTCCGGAAAGAATTCTTTGAATTTTCGTAAAGCTATATCTTCTAATGCTTGACGATTATCAAACAACCTTTCCATATCCTTTTCCACTATCCTCACTTTAACTTCAGAAACTTGATCTACCATTAGATTAAGAATTTGAGCGTTATCGTATTCCTTTATAAAAGGAAGAGGTACTCGCCAATGTTCATGTATATGATTCACAAGATTCATACACTGAAGAACAACGCCGGGTAGTCTTGTTTCATTTCTTTTAAAGCTTTTCACAGCTTGAATGAATGAAATAAGGTAGTGATAAAGGAGATATAACTTAACAATTCGTTTAGTTTGTGAAAACTTACCGAATTGATAAGTCATTATCTTAATTAGCTCCGGGTGCCGTTGAATGGGTAATTCCCAACCACGTATGGACTGGTTGCTGATATATTCGTGTAACAATGCGTAAGAGCATTTTACACTTAATAATCCACCAATAGAGAATCCTGTTATTTCATTACCTTTATATACTCATCTCTTCGCAAACTCATATAAATGATTACTTACATGAGTTTTCGCAAAGGAGATGGGCATATCAAGCAATGAACATAAGATCTTGTATTGGTCCGCAACTAGTCGATCTGCTATGACTATATCATCACCTAATAGACAATAAGATGTAAAGAAGCCTGGAATACCAGCTCTCTTTGCAGCTCATTGGACTATAAAGTGATGAGTTATGGCCATAGCAGGTCATGAAGAATAGGCTCCCATTGGTTGACCAGCTTTATAATAGATTTTCTCTGATAATCTTCTGTTATAGAATCCGTCATCGATCAATATGCTTCTTCACGCGTCAGCCTTCATTCTTCCTATTAAGCTTGACAGTATGCGATGTTGTAAAACAACAGGCATTCGGTCAGTAGCTGAGGATAAATCGAAACTGTAGTAAGGTCCGGGACCCAAAAGTGATTTATCTATAATTTGATTAAAGGTACAATCTGTTTTAATTCCTTTTAATAGTTGCATAAGTTTATTATGCACGGGTCTTAAAGCACATTGCGATCAATAATCAAATATAGCAATCACTCTTGTCTTCCCTTCCTTATCGCTGAAGACGGATAATTTCCGTGTCTGAATGTTATCATTCGGTTCTAGCATAGACTCAATTTCAAGAGCAGAGTATCCTAAAGGTGTCTGCATAAATGGTTTTCTCATCCCAGCTCTTAGCAAGTCATCTCCCAATCGACCAATATTATCGATTTGGTTTTGAGATAACCCGGCAAGATCTGTAAGACAAGTAATCATTGCAGGACCATTAGGACCACTCTTTGTAGAGAAATGAGGCTCCTTATATTCGGGATCAAATTTTGTTAAATTTAAATTTGACAAAATTTGCTCATAATCGTTTGTACTTATAAAAGGCATTGCACCATTTCATTTAGTGATTATCGGTTCGATATCTAAAACAGGTTTTGTTTTAAATGCTCTACCCACCACTAATATGGTCATCAATGCTTTTAGGTACAAATGATTATCCATATAAGGAACTCAATCTTTTAAGATTTTGGGTAAACCATATTTATTAAGCGAAACATTACTTGAGTGAAGTATTGGATCACCTGATAAATACCGCGTTACACATAATCTTATCTCTTTAAATTGAATTAAAGTCTGTGCTAATCCCCTATTCTTAACATTAGTCACGAATTTATCAAGCAATTCTTCGCTAAGTTTTACAATATTTGGATCTTGCAAATACAGAGTTAATACTTTAGGGATTAACTTCCTTATGGTGTTTAATTTTGTGTTTGTGACTTCAATTATTATTAAAATGTTAGTGGATAATTGTCTTGTATATAAGTTAGAGGGGTGTCAACCCCCTAGATTATTCGGGACACCATTCCCCATACGAAGGTTGAATTATACACTAGGTGAACTTGAATTTTATTAGATCCACCTTCTAAGACTTGAGTTTAGCTAACGTCTAATTTTCAACGTGTAGCCCCTGCGATTTTATCGCAG